GTTCGTTTAATTGTTTTGATAACGTGACAAATAATATGGTTGTGGACATGCATCACAAAGGACATAATAGTTTTAGTAGGGTAGATGTTAAAAGTATTGTAGATGATTCTGCACACAGTAGTTTCTTAGGAAAGATCACTGTAGACAAAGAAGCAGAAGGAGTTGATGCAGAACTGTTTAACAAAAACTTATTACTCAGTAACAAAGCCACGGCAATTACAGAACCACAACTGGATATTAATACCAAGGAAATTAATTGTAAACACGGTTGTACGGTAAGTAACATAGATAAAGACGAACTCTATTACTTGGAATCAAGAGGAATAGAAACTACATGGGCTGAGGAAACCCTAAAAAAATGCTTTTTGACAATATAAAAAACGAATTCCCCACCCTCAAAAATAATCCTGGATTGGTTTATTTTGATAGTGCGGCCAGTACACAGACACATCAGAGTGTACTTGATCGTATGAATGAATTCTACGAGCAAGAAAGATGTAATGTACATAGAGGGGACTTCCACATAAGCAAGAAGGTTTCAGACGATTGTGAGACTGCTAGAACTCAAGTTGCTGAACTATTAAATGCAGAAACAGACAAAGTAATGTTTACTAGTGGTGCTACTGAAGGATTAAATATGGTAGCACATTGGCAAAAGAATGCTCCTGTAGTAATTATCAGTGAAGCAGAACATACAGCAAACATATTACCTTGGTTAGCACAGGGCAGAACAGTAGAGAATGGTAGACTGATTGTGTTGCCAGTAAATGAAGCAGGATATATTAATCCTGACGAAGCAATAAAAGTGTTTAGAAAGTTTCCTTATGCTTTTTGTAGTTTTGCTTCTACAAGTAATGTGCTAGGTGTTACTAATGAACTAAGAAGAATATTACATGCCGCACATGATAACGGAATCAAAGTTTGTTTAGATGCTTGTCAAACAATCAGTAGCCATGAGATAGATAGTGCAGACCTATTTCCTGATTATGTTGTAGGTGGTGGACACAAAATGTTTGGTCCTACAGGTATAGGATTTTTATACAGTAGACTGGGATTTGATATTCATGGACCATATAGATTAGGTGGTGGTACTGTAAACACATACAACTTTAGTGGCAATGTAGAATTTTATGAAGGTCCTTTAAAACACGAATCAGGTACTCCTAACATAGCAGGCATATTAGGCCTTGGTGTTGCCGCAGAATGGATTAAATTTATAGGCTATGACAACATAGCAGATAGATTGAAAGAGATAGAAAGATGGTTAGATGATGCAGGTTTATTTGATATACCTGAACTAACATTAGTAAACAGACGAGGAGCATTTTCTGATTGCAGGAATGTGTTTAGTTTTACTTGTAACAATTTACATCCTAGTGATATAAGTGCATTTGTAGGATTAGATAATGTTGCAATTAGAGTAGGTAAAGTTTGTGCTCACCCTATTGTAAATAAAGTTAGTGGTGGCAAAGGTATATTTAGAGTAAGTAGTCATATCTATAACACCAAAGAAGACTGTGAAAAACTTGTAGAGTCCATATGGAAAGCAATAAAAAAACTGAGTTAGAAGATCAAATTAGAAGTAATTTGCGTAAAGTGGTTGATCCTGAAATAGGTATCAACATTGTAGACTTAGGATTGATCTATAATATAGAAGTAAATGAAGAGTTCGATGCTCAAGTTACAATGACACTTACAGCACCTAATTGTCCTTTCGGTGAAATGATAATGATGGAATCTGAATTTGCTGTCCGTAGTGTAAAAGGGATTAATCTTGTAAATATAAATTTAACCTTTACCCCACCATGGAATCCTGAGCAACATGTTTCAGATGAGGCCAAATATCAGATGGGTATCTTATAGTAAGATATAAATATAGGCAAATAACACGGAGAAATATATGTCTTTTGATTTAAGAACACCTGATGTAACATTTAATACAAGAGTACAAATTGATGAAGCACCTGGATTTGAGTTCAGGGATTTAACAACACAACAGATATTTGATGGAAAAAGAGTTGTTGTATTTGGACTACCTGGAGCATTTACACCAACATGTTCAAGTACTCACTTGCCAACATTTGAATCATATTATGATGAGATATGTAAAAACAATGTTGATGAAATATACTGTATAAGTGTTAATGATACATTTGTAATGAATGCCTGGTTTAATAATTTAGATATTAAAAAGGTCAAAGCATTACCTGATGGTTCTGGCGAATTTACTCGTAAAATGGGATTTTTAGTAGACAAATCCAATATTGGATTTGGTATGCGAAGTTGGAGATATGCTATGGTAGTTGACAACGGTGTAGTAGAAATGCTATGGATTGAACCTGGTATGGACGACAATGTAGACGGAGATCCATTTACAGTAAGTGATGCTGATACTTGTCTTAAATGGTTAGAAGAGAACGCCTAACATAGATGTTTGCTTCTGACGTTTCAGTAACAATATAATCGCCCACAGTCTCAAAACCAAATTTGGTATAGGCTGTCAGGGCGGTTTTTCTTGGAATACTCCACAACATTTCACACCCCTCAACTTTAGCCTGATGTGCTGTCATTAAAAATAACATTTGAGCAACACCTCTTTTTCTGTAGTCAGGATCTACCCATATACCTCTACTACGATATTGTTCGTCAGTAGTTCTATGTCCTGAATTTACACCTACTAATTTGTTGTCTAAATATGCTCCCCAGAAGGTTGCAGTATAATTAAAAATTTTCATATCAATAGATTCTGGGTTGCCTTCAAACGGCCATGTCATAGCACTATGGGTTTCTATAGCACTATTTCTGTTAGGCCATAATTTGTTTTTCCATATACTTTGTATTGTATTAAAGTCTATCCGTGATACTTGCATACTACTATTTATATAGCGATAAATAGAGGTAACCTTAATAAAGACAGTAAACACACATGATCAATACATACGATAAAAATTGGGACAATAATATAATAGACTATGATGTTGATGATTTTAATTGGTATGAGTTTTGGTTAACTAAAGCAAAAGAAAAGTTCCCATCAATAAACTCTTTAGAAACTATACATAAAGATATCTCTATACAGGATGTAAATGAATTGATACATCATTTACAAAAGATTACTTTAACAAAAGAATTTGTAGATAAGATCGATGAATACTTTAATGATATTTTGGATTTTGTAGATTATGAATACATGACACAAAAAGTATTCAATATAAGAATAGTTATTCCAGATCAACAAAAAGCAGGCCGTTTATTAAATTTTCATAAAGACAGTTGGGTAGGTAATGGTATGGGTATTAGAAATGTTTGGACTCCCATAACAGATTCCTTTGATTCTAATAGTATTCATGTGATAGACTCAGAGGAATCAAACAGAATCTCAAGTTTATGTGAAACTGAAAGATGGGATTATGATAAAATACAAAACTATTGTAGAGAAATTGCTGACCCAGTTACTATTAAAAAAGGTCAAGCATTTTTATTTGCTTCAAATAATATTCATGGTAATGTAAATAACGATACTGATGTAACAAGGGTAAGTATGGACGGTAGAATATTACCTGAAGGTGGATTTTATTATAGAAAGTTACCAGGCGGTTACTTTAGATTTAAAGGCGAAGTAGAGGCAAACATACAACCAGATAAAAGTAGGACCTGGATTAGTTACGCAGGTTGGAATAGTAATTATACAAAAGATATTCCTGTTCATATGCAAAGATATCAGATAAACGAGTACTGTAAGGATAAAGATATAAGAATAAATGACTACCAGTATGAAAATGAATTTATGGACTGGGTCCCCAACTTTTCAAAATACATAAATGATTTTAATGTAAATGGTATTGTTTGTTTTAGTTTATATGGATTACCTGATGATCCTTTTAAAAGACAAACACTTTTATTAAATGCCTTAGAAAAAGATATACATCTAATTTTTGTAAATGAAAATATATATTTTAAAACTAAAAAAGATTTAGAATACATTAAAAAGTTATATAAATATTTTGAACATAATGAATCACCTAAAGTAACTATGGGGCATATCTAATGCGATATCATGTAATTTATAAGCCTGGTGATGTGACATATTATACAACTAATTACACACCTGCACCTACATACAATCAGGTTATAGATCATGAATTCATGCTACATCAACCAGACTCGCAAATTGTAACATGGGAATTAAACGACTTACCCTTAACACAAAAATTTATTTGGAACCATAAGAGAACGTTACAAGAATATGGAACAGATTTAGAAAGTGAATTAAATTTTGCTACTGATGTGTATGCGAATCCAATTGAAGATCCTATACTTAAATCCAGAACGCAAATGAATCTTATTATAGATAAATTTAATAATTTAGAATGGGGGTGGTTTAGTATTCCTGAAACATATAAATTGGATGATCAAAACATAAATGTAGTTAAAATTAAAGAATTAAATGCTCTTCATGATTTATTTGAAGACAATTTGCCTATACTTTTAGAAAAAAACAATGCTGGTCTATTACCTGATAACATAGACTTTACAGAGTGGTACAATAATTTTCAAACCATTAATATGATGGTACACTATAATGAAAAACTATTCCAATATATGGGAGAGTCTAATGAAGAATGTAGAATAAAACTCAGTAAAGCACATAGACATTATTTTACATCATTGAAGTGTAACTTTAAACCAACAATGACACCAAATAATTATTACGGCATTAAAATGGAAGACGAAGACTATAAACATTTTACATATCAAAAACCTAAAGGCTGGTTAGAGTTAGACTTTGGTACTGTGGGTAAAGATTTATTATCATGTAGTTGGACTGATGATATAGAATTAGTTCAAAGGAATAAATGTTCACAACAAGAATATCATCATCCTTGGGTTTCTTTTGGATGGGTACATTTTGAAAATGATATACATCACACAAGAAATTTAGATGAACAATATGAAAGATGGATAGAAGAAAATGAAGTATCTAAATATATAGATCTCAGTGAACCAAAATACACACCAGGTAGGCACATGCTTGGGCAATGTATCAGTCATGATATTGATAATCCAACTGATTTTATGAATGCTATAATTAAAGATACACCAAAAGTATATGGTGTTATAATTACTGACGACAATGATAAAAGTATTTTATAATAAAGAACCAAATAAAAATTTAGTTTCCCATGAAACCGGCATAGACGTTTGGCACGATAATATTGAGGGTGAGTACACAGGATATACATCTATAGGAGATATGCTTAATACATTAGGAATATATTTTGAATGGTCTAAAGACATAAAAGATTCTATACCATTTATAAATGTAGGCAGTCTTAGTCATAAATCCAAAGAGTTTTTACAAATATGTGAAGATGCCAGTTTAAATTATGAGAAAGCAATTATACTCTCAACTCAGGAACCATGGCAAAAAGAATATATTGATATTTTTTTAGATAGATTTAAAAATTTATTTTTTATGGATTCTTCAACACATTTATATATAGGAGAACGATATCATAAAAGATATCTACCTTTCCCTTTTCTTTTATTGAAGTTTCTTTCACCGAGGTCCCAAGTAAATGTAATACATCCTAGTATATCATATGATAAACCCAAATACCTTTTTAATTGTCTAATGTACAATTGGAGAGTAGACAAGCATGTTTTATTTACTTTACTAAAGCATACTATAAGTAATATAAAAGATGATGCTGGTAGTCTTGTAGATGAAAATATCGTTACATATAAAAAATTACGGCAGGATATAAATCCAAATTTTCAATATGTAAATACAATAGATCATAAGCAAGAAGTTATAGAGAATTTAGAAAATGGATTAGATACATTTGAAGATATATCTTTAGAACAGGAAATTACATTAGCAGGTAAACATTTTAACAGTACTTTTAGATCTATACCAAAGTATGTTTTTGACGACACTTGTTTCAGTCTTGTATGTGAATCGTTTTCAGGCTCAACATTTGTAAATAAATTTAATGAAGTTAAACAAAAAGATGATATTTTATTTCTTGATAGCAGGCCATTTATAACTGAAAAATCTATACTACCCATTTTAAATGGGCACCCATTGATAGTTTATGGAGAAGTAAATTTTCATAAAACAATGAAAGAACTAGGGTTTCAAATACATGATGAATTATTTAATATGGAATTCGATGATGTAATTTGTCCCATAGTTAGAGCAGAAAATTTGGTTCACAAGATTAATAATGGTAATGATATATCTGATATATCAAAACAATTAACAGATTATAAATCTATTTCAAGAGAGAAAATATTACATAATCAAAATTTATTATTAAATAAAAACAGTATCTTACATAAAGAATTAGAATTTTTAATGTTAAATTATATTGAGGACTTTTATGAATTTTAATTTGTATTATAACGAGTCTCCTGGGCATAATTTAATAAAGAACTTTTTAAATAAAGCAAATCCTTCCTTTATTTGGAACGACCATGATCAATATTCAAACTCATATAATAGAACAGACATACATGATATGTTTGATGTATTAGGAATAGATTACACATGGACAGATAATGAAAAGGACTCACTTAAATTTATTAATATAGGTAGCATACCTCCTAGTAACGATAGGTATAAAAATATTTTAATTAAAGCATCAGAAACATACGACAAGGCCGTTATATATTCCTCCCAGGAACCATGGCAATGGTTTCATTTAGAAGATGAAATTAAAAAATATCCTAATTTAATTTTTATGGATAATTCTGTTTTTATAGAAGGTAAACAATATCACAAACAATATAAACCATTTCCTTTTATGATGTGTAGAATGGGTTCTATGCCTTCTAATACAATGCTAATATATCCTAACTTGTCCTATGGCATGGCATCAACTAAATTTAATTGCTTAATGTATAATTGGAGATTAGAGAAACACATAGCAATGACTTATCTATTTGTAAAAGACATGGTTAATAATAATCTTATTACATATAAAAAACCATTACCGGGCAGAGTAGAGAATGATAATTTATCTCATTTAGTGACTGAGTATTTTAGCTCTTATGGTGCATATCAAGATCCAAATAAAGGACATATATTAAAAAAGAGTGTGGATTTGCTTACTAATATAAATGATTATAAATTAGATGAAGATATAAGGCTTTTACCTATGTATACTGAAATTAATTCATCATTAAGAGCATTGCCAAAGTTTGTTTATGATGATACCGGATTTTCTCTTGTAGTGGAAAGTTTTAGTGGTTCAGTTTGGGATATAGATGAAAACAATAATGCAGTTTACAAAGATTCTCAAGCATTTATAACAGAAAAAACATTGTTTCCTTTAATGAATGGGCATCCATGGGTTACATTTGGTGATCATGGCTTCCACAAATCTATGGAGTCTTTTGGTTTTAGAGTACATGACGAACTATTTGATCTTAGTTTTGATTCAGAATACAATGCATTAGACAGAATAAACAAGATAACTGATATTGTTGAGGCCACTTCTCTGAAAAATATTAAAGAGCAAACAACAAATTACCACTCAGAAACACACAAAAAGATAAGACACAATAAATATCAGGTATTTAATAAAAACAGTATGTTATGGAAAAAACTAAGGAATCAATTTATTAGATACCTACAAGAAATTAAGGAATTATGAAACAAACAAATTTACTCCCAAGTTTAAGAGCACCGTCAGAGGACTATGTTATAGTAACAGCATTACCATCTGAGTTACCAGAGGCATTGCCTGAAAATATTATATTTACTGGAGTCGGAAAAATAAATGCCGCTCATGTCTTAACAAGATATCTAGCAAACCATCCAGAAGTTAAAACCGTTATAAATTATGGCACAGCCGGAGGAGCTCATGGCGTGAAAATGGGAGAACTAGTAAAGTGTTCTACATTTATACAGGGAGATATGGACTGCGGAGAATTAGTAGGTGGACAAGGTATTACTTTTGGTGATGATGATATTATGAAAGATGTAATACAATTTGGAGACGACGGATTAATTTGCCGAACACAAGATCAATTTATAGAAAATATTGATGCTTTGGATTTATTGGAACATCTTATATTAGGAAATAGATTTAATTGTTTAGACATGGAGGCTTATGCCTTGGCTAAAGTATGTTTAATATTAGAAAAAGATTTTATTTGTTATAAGTATATCAGTGATGATGCTAACGAAGATGCCGATGGGGATTGGCAACAAAATGTAGCAAAGGGCGAACCATTATTTTATGACATTCTTAAAAAAGATCATAAATTTAAATACATACAATGATAACTGTTTTTACTACCTGGAGATCTGCCAGTACAAGGTTTTGTACACAATTAGAAAGAGATAACCCTGGTCACGAATCTCATGGTGAAGTATTCCATGAAAAATATAAAAATTTAAATGTTAGGAGTGTTTTATCAAAATTAGTCAAAGAAAAACAGTTTATTATAAAGGTCATGCCCTATCACATTTATACTCGTGACAATCCTATATTATTAGATGCTATTCTAGAAATGACAGAACGTCCTATTTTTCTTATAAGAAGAAATCTAGATGAATGCATACAAAGTTATTATATTGCAAAATATTTACAAATGACGGGACAAATATATAATGACTGGCATGCAGAATGGGAAGAACCAAAGAAGATAGAATTTAATAGAGAACTTTATTCTAAATATGTTTCTTTATATGAGAAAGAACTATACTGGTTATCTGATTTGTATAATAAATTAGATAAAAAAGAACTAGTATGGACAGAAGACTATGCACGATCTACAACTGAAAAGAAATACAATAGGCCTGTTGTTTGGGATAGAAACCCTGGATATTGTAATATAGATGTTGAGGAATTATTTTAGTTATAACTAACTAATACTGTTGCATTTCCTAAAGTACTGTCACCTGCTGTAACATAAACTTTTAAAGTATTATCTGCATCAACGGCATTAGTATATACATAACTTGGACTGATAGTAAATGTTCCTGTTTCACTTAGATCTACATATGAATTAGTCATTAATCTGTCAGGGTCATTGTCGTCACCAACTGTTAATTCAGTTGTCCCATCAAATGCTGAAGTAACATTAACAACTACACTTAAAGGTCTTGAACCTGAGCTTACATTACCCAATGTTACATTACCACTATTGAAAGTAATGTCTGCACTTAATGTTGCGGCGTCACTTCCTGAACTATCTCTTGTACTTATTAATGTTAGATGTCCTGTTGATGTTGGGTTATCCTGTTTAGCAAGATAAACAGAGTATTCTCCATCAGCATCTGCGGCAACTTCAATTATATCACCTTCATTAATATTAGTATCTGCATATACGGCCGCTAAATTAGATTTACGATAAGTTACACTGGCTCCTGTTGCATCTGCACTTAGTCCAAACGAACCAACATATTTTGCACCTGCTACATGAATAACATTACTTGTGCCGGTGCCAATTGATGAGGGTAAATTAGTTCCAATAAAGTTAAGTATGCCTGACTGGTAGTCAAAGTACCATTGGTCATCATTACCTGAACCTGTTTCAAACAACTGTGTGCCATTAGTTTGTACATTAGCAGTACTAGAAGGAGCCGCATATACTTTTAACTGATATGTTGCACCGAACCCTGGGCCTACCCAATTTGTTACATTTGTTTTCCATGTTCTATTATCTGTAGCAGTTGTGTCCTCAGTAGTTTCTAAAGCACCACTTACAGAATCCAAATAAACTTCCACAATACTAGAATTTGCACTAGGTATTACTCCTGGTATACTACCTGACTGGGCCCAAATTTGATCTGTTTTTACAACAAATTCACTAGTATTCGCTTCGTTAGGAGCAAATTTATTAGAATTGGTATCTGTCTTTGCTTTACCAAAGCCTACCTTTTTCCAAAGTAAATCAACTTTTTGACTATCTGATATTGCCATTATTCTATACTCAATGCTGTTAGTGAGTCGCCTGACTCTAATTTAATTCTGATTAAAATCTGGTTACCAAATGCTCCGGTACCGTTTTGATCTCCAAGTGTTAATGTAAATGTATCATTGCTATAACTTGTTCCATCTAGTATTCTATCACCAGATGTAAAGGCACAACCATTTGAACCGTTACCACCGTTGCCTGTATTAGCACCTGGTGTTCCAGAACCACCGTATGTAGATCCTGCATCTAACCAACCGCTTAAAGTACTTGCATTATCTATGCTAGTACCTGGTGCCGCTATAAAGAACCCACTTACTGTACCTGTTAACCTTACAGTAAAGTTAGCCATCGCTGTTCTTCTAAATGCAAAAGTAAAGTACTGAGCACCACTTCTGCCTGTGTTCAAGTCTGGACCTGCTGGTAAATAACCTGAACTTAAATCTGTTGTAAAATGAGATAATGTACCCCATCTTGTTATTGCTTCTTGTGTTCCTGCTACAGTAACAGCACCACTCCAAGCACTACCTGTATAATAGTTTGTTGAACTACTAAATGATGGTGTATCTCCTGCAGAACCAAAGCCTGTAATTCTTAAACCATCGTCATCATGTGTAGCACCTAAACTGTCTGCAACTGGTATGCTTTCGTCTATACCAGAACTACTATTTTTTGCTTGTACTTTTGTTCCTGTAAACTCTGAATAACTTCCTGTACCGTTTACATTGTCTAATTTTGCTTTAATTTGTTCTACGCCAGTTCCACCACCGTTAACACTTACGGAAATATCACCTAATGTGTATGTACCTGATGTACCAATATTGACTTTAGGTGTACCACTATCTAACATAGTAGACGCACCGTCTATGTCACTATAACTAAATCCTTGGAAACTAACTGTTGAACCTGAAGTACTTTCAAAGTTTGTGCCGTTAGTAACATCAAAAGGTGCACTATCGTTTCTATAACATTGTCCGATCCAGTTAGTTACACCTACTCCTGATAATGTTAGTACTGCATTGTTAGTGTAATAAGGAACACCTGAATCATATGTTAGTGTACCTGCACTAGATTCTGATAATGTTGCACTACCCATATTTACTGAAGGTGTAGATGTTAGATCATCTTTAACAAAACTAATAACATTTGTGTTACCTGTTGTGCTGTGACCTAATTTAAAACTATGAGATCCAACTGCTAAACCAGTAGTACTTGCTGATACTCTTGCTTTAAATCCTTGATAAAGACCAGGTGAATAAACACTTGATGTAAATCCTGTTGAAGATCCTGAACTATTAAGGAATTGATAGTCACTTTCTTGAGTAATTACTAAGTTACCACTTGAACCGCTATTGTCTGAACCACTTAAAGTAATAGAGCCTGCAGACACACCGTCCACATAGGCAATAACATCACCTGCATCACCGTCGTAAGCAAAACTACTAATTTCACTTGACTGTGTTGTACTACCTGCACTAGATGCCGTAATTCTTGTTACACTTGAACCTGCACTTACTGAATCTTCAGTACTGTTATCTGTGAAGCCACTTGCGGCTCTTGGACTAGAACCTGTACTACTTTCACCAAAAGATAGTGTTTTAGTACTTAATCCGCTTGGTGCCGCTATTCCGGTGTCGTAAACTTTTAAAATCTCTGTTGCTGTACTTCCTACTTCACTTGGATCTGCTGTACTATGAGCAGTTTGTTGTATAGTAATAGTATATGTACCTGAGCCACTGTCATTAGTATATGTATGACTTGCTCTAGCCTGACCAACATCACCTGCTCCTCCTGAAGTTACTGAAGTATTTGCACTTCCGTCTCCCCAATTAATTTGATATGTACAAGTTGCTGAACTTGAATTTGTTGTTGTATTTTCTAAATAAATTGTTTCACCAGCATCTATTTCTCTACTATTTCCTGTTAATGCTGAACCACCTGAACTTGCAGTATATAATTCAAAGTCTGCTTGTGGTGTTGCTGTGTATAGAGTTACATAACCTGATCTTGTACTTGATGCCGTGCTACCTTCTCCTGAACCATTATTATTAAATGCAGTTACGGTTATGTCGTAAGGTGAATTTGTATTATCTGTATAGGTATGACTAGGAGTACTATCTGATGTTGCTGTTGTACTGGTACCGTCTCCCCAATCAATTGTGTATCTATTGGCATTACCAACTACAGATGTTGTTAATGTAGTAGTTAAAGGATTACCACCACTTAATGGAGATGCTGTAAATGACACACTTTTTACAAAAGTATCGTTTCTAACATTTTCCAATGCTTCATTTATTTTGTCTAAACCTTCTGAAATACTTGTTGAATTAGTTATTGTTTGTACAGCACCGTCAGTCCAACTACCGTCTCCTTCTGATGAAATGTTTCCTAGTTCTAATTCAAATCCATTAGTTCCAGACGCCTGAGCATCTAATTGTGCTTTTGTTACTAAATCTGATGAAGAAACTGCATTTGCACCTTGTATAGTAGTGAGAGTTCCTGCATCATCTGTAATACTAAATGTAGATGAATCAGCATTTCCTACAAGTTTTGGTCCATTTTTTCCGATCTGAACATTGCCGCCTATGCCAGATAACCCAAAGTTGAATACGTTAGCCACTTAAATACTCCCTATGTATAACTGTATTTATGCAATATTGACAAAATACAAAAACTATAGTATAATAATTAAATGGTTACAATAAACAGAAAAATGATGATTTTAGAGTCCTTAGTTTCAGCACTAAGTGAAGAAAATGTACCTAAAATTACAACAAAAATATTAGCACAACGAAGTGATGTGACCGAGGCCGCACTTTATAAACATTTTAGTGGAAAGAACGAAATATTTTTAGAATTATTTAATTTTATAGATCAGAGTATCACTGATAAACTTTGGGAAATTAGAAACAAACAAGTTGTAAATTATGAAAAGGTAAAAAATATTTTTTATTTCATGATTATTTTTGTTGAAAAAAATCCAGGCTTTGCAAGAATACTCACAAGGGAATCTCTTACAGCAGATGAGGTTGAACTTATTAATAAAGTAGAAATTCTATTTAGTAATATAGAAAAAGAATTTATATCACTTAGTATTGAACCAGTAAAAGCAAGATTTTTAGTCACACAAATACAGGGAATGTATTGTGAGTTTATTAGAAGTAAATTTAAGAACAATATGTCTCAACTACTCGATTATAATTATAAATTAATAGAAAATGCATTAAGATGAAATATTTAATTATAGGTGATGTTCATGCAGACTTTGAACCTTTTAAAAAATCGGTTCAATATGCATTAGATAACGACTTGCATTTAATTAGTGTAGGAGACCTTATTGATGGAGGTCCTGATGGTGCAAAATGCTGTGACCTGATGTTAGATTTACTTAAAAAAGGTAAAGCAAGTATAATTAAAGGAAACCATGAACATAAAATTATTAGATACATTGACGGCGCCAATGTAATACTTGGACCACCAAATATTGTGACCACAGAACAATTTGCTGAAGATGGCGGTGAAAAGTTTCAATCAGACTTTGAAGATATTGTAAGAGGCTATGCACAAGAGTTTATACAATTGGATAATAATATATTTGTAACTCATGCAGGTATGGATTCAGATTTTTGGAGAGCAATCCTTCAAGGAGATGAATTTTCTAAAAAAATGAAAAACACAATGATGTTTGGTGAAGCAGATTACAAAAAAACATTTGAACACAAAGGACAGTTATATCCCTTTAGAACTTATGATTGGAAGGAGTCAGTACCAGATGGTGTGATTTTATTTGTTGGTCATGACCCTGCACCTTTGACAGGCGTCCCTGACTTTGATAACTTTCAAAAGCAACCATTGGACTACACAAATGATAACGGTGGAAGAATTATTTGGTTAGACTGTGGTGCCGGTAAAGGTGGTAATTTATTTGGTGCGGTGGTAAATAGTACTAATAAAATTGTAGAAGAACTTATAAATTTTAGTTAGATGGATTATGTATTTTACACAATAGTTATATTTTTCTTATATTTAATCTGGAATGACAATAACAATAATAGGCCAAAACATTGAAATTAGATTATAAGGAGTGTGGTAAGATTGGGTTCACATGTAGTACATTTGATTTACTACATGCAGGACACATCACGATGTTAGAAGAAGCAAAACATCATTGTGATTATCTTATAGTTGGTTTGCAAAACGATCCTACTAAAGATAGACCTGAAAAAAATGCTCCAATACAATCTATAGTTGAAAGACAGATTCAATTAGCGGCAGTTAAATACGTAGATGAAATTGTAATTTATAATACAGAACAAGATTTAATTGATTTATTACTTACATTACCAATAGACATTAGAGTTTTAGGTGATGAATATAAAAACAAAGACTTTACAGGCAAGGACATTGCCAAGAAAAGAGGAAGTAAAATTGTTTATAACGGTAGAGATCATAGTTTTAGTTCTACTAGTTTAAGAAAGAGAGTTTATGAAATTGAAAATAACAGAATCAATTAAAGCAGGTGTTGTACTTTTTAGTGCATTAGTTATTAGTAGACTATTGCCCCTACCTGATGTTAATAATAGCGAGCCTTTATTAGGACTTGCAGTACTAACACCATACTTAACCAAAAATAATCTAGCATTTTTAGTACCACTGGGTGTTATGTTTGTATCAGATTTATTTTTAGGTTTTGGCAGTTGGATGTTATTTACATATACAGCATTAGCAATGGCACCATTTATCAGTAAAACGATTGATAACAAATATACGGCTTTAGGC